TGGGATAGTGAGGGTGTTCGGTTCGCTGAACCAAAGATGAAGGTTACAGGTATCGAAGCAGTGCGGTCATCTACCCCACAGGTCTGCCGTGACTTGATTATGGACACCATCAAGAAGATTGTGACCTGCACTGAGACTGAGGTGCAGCAGCATATCGAAGACTTGCGAGTGGAGTATATGAAGTTGCCAGCAGAGGACATCGCATTCCCTCGTGGTGTGTCTGAGATGGAGAAGTGGACTGATGCTTCGTCGTTGTACAAGAAGGGTACACCAATCCATGTTCGTGCTGCGTTACTGTATAACAAAAGTTTGAATGACAACAAACTTGGTAGTCGGTATGAGCGCATTCAGTCAGGTAACAAGATGAAGTTTCTGTACATGACGATGCCTAACCCGATACAGGAAAACGTGTTTGGCTTCGTGAATGTCCTGCCAAAAGAACTTGACTTGGAGCAATACATAGACTATAATAAACAATTCGAGAAAAGTTTCCTTGATCCTATCCAAGTTATCCTGGATGCGATGGGTTGGAATGCTGAGAAACAAAATAACTTGGAGGATTTCTTTGGTTGACTTAATTAACGGTGACTGCATTGAAGAGATGCAAAGACTTATTGATGAAGGCGTGCAAGTTGACTCTGTTGTAACAGATCCGCCGTATCACCTAACATCTATTGTAAAACGATTTGGTAAAGATAATTCTGCACCTGCAAAATACGGAACAGATGGTGCTTACGCAAGAGCGTCGAAAGGTTTTATGGGCAAGGAATGGGATGGTGGTGATATTGCATTTAGACCAGAGACTTGGGAACTTGCACTGAAACTTTTGAAGCCTGGTGGTCATCTTCTTGCATTTTCTGCCTCTCGAAACTATCACAGAATGACAGTTGCGATAGAAGATGCTGGTTTTGAAATTCGTGATCAGTTGATGTGGTTGTACGGAAGTGGGTTTCCTAAGTCACACAATCTTGGTGATGGTTGGGGTACAGCACTCAAACCAGCACATGAACCTATTGTGATGGCAAGAAAACCTATATCAGAAAAATCCATTGTAGATAACGTATTGAAACATGGAACTGGTGGCATCAATATTGATGGGTGTAGAGTAGATTTATCTGAAGGTGATGATCCGAGACTAGGCGGTAAGGGAACTTGGAAGACCAAGGAGATGGCTAAAAATGTTTATGGCAATTATCAAGGTAAAGAATCTGGGTCAAGTGAATTAGGTAGATTTCCTGCTAATGTAATGCATGATGGATTGGAAGAAGATTGGGCAAGATTCTTCTATTGCCCAAAAACATCTAAGTCAGAAAGGGGTAAGGATAATACGCACCCCACAGTGAAACCACAAGAGTTGATGAAATACCTATGCCGATTAGTAACACCAAAGGGTGGTATTGTGCTTGACCCATTCATGGGTAGTGGTTCTACAGGACTTGCTGCAAAGGATGAGGGATTTGATTTTATTGGTATAGAACGAGAGAAAGAGTATTTTGAGATTTGTAAAAGCAGAATTGTAAAGAGTTCACCTTTAATGGAGTTTTTTGAATGAAGACAGCAATATTGATACCTGCTCGTATTGAGAGCAAGAGATTTCCACGCAAGATGTTATCTATGTTGGGTGATGAAACTCTCATTCAGCGTGTCTACCGTAAGTGTGAAGAGACAGGAATTCCTACATTTGTATTGACAGACTCGCTAGAGATTGTTGACCATATGCCTAAAGCCAAAGCATTTCTTACAGAGGATGCTGAGAATGGTACTGACCGTTGCTGCTGGTATGTCAACAACGTGTTTCAGTCTTATGATCGTATCATCAACGTACAGGGTGATATGCCAGACATTACACCTGAGATTATCAATAAGGTGCATGACCAGTTGATTCGTGGCGCACAAGTAGCAACGGTATATGCTAAGATGCCAAAAGAGAAACGTGAAGTGCCTAGTGTCGTTAAGGTTATCCACAATGGCAACAAGGCACGTTGGTTTGGTCGTGGTTTCACTCGGTATGGTGACCACCACTTGGGCATCTATGGATACACCGCAGATATATTATCGCAGTATCGTAAACTAACCAAGTATCCAGAAGAGAATATTGAAAAACTGGAGCAACTACGGTGGTTGCAGAACGATATCGACATCTCTATGGACGAGGTATCGTTTGATGGTATTGAGATAAATACACCGCATGATTATTTATTATGGAAAAACAACAACGGTATGAAAGATGGCGATAAGTAAAAAAAGACAGATTGAGATTACTGCTGAGATTGCAGAACTGACTTCTCTGAATGGTGACTTTGATATTGAACCGTTTATCCGCAAGACGGGTACAGTAGGATATCGATTAACACGAGAGGAGGGTGAGTATGGTAAGCCAACATTTGCTGGTTTTTTTACTATTTTCATTCAGTTTAATGGCAAGTGGGTTCGTGCTTATTTTGATTATGCGCCTAATATATCTAATAGAGTCCTTACTTATATAAAAGAGATTCACGATAGAAACGGTACTAAAGTCCATGAACCAGGGCGGCGACATCGTATGCTGTTCGGCGACAATGTAAAAATGAAGTTGGTTTTTGCTGAGTTGACCGATGAACTACGAGCAAAGATCAAGCGCAGCCGTGCGACCTACAAGGACTTAGACTCATTCAAGAGTGGTAAACTCGAAACGCTGTTTAACGATGAAGCAGTTGAGTCCAGCAACACATTCAATCTGCTGATGAAGTCCAAGATTCTCGACCGTCGTAAGTTTGAGGAAAAGCGTGACCCCAAGAAAAAACAAAAGATTGTTCAGAAGGGTTGGCGTGGCAAAGCAGAATTAAAAACAAACAAAAATATCAAACCCAAAACCACTGTTAAATCAGAAGTGACTACTGTTGCTGGTGGTTTTAAAATCGGAAGGGGAGTTAGCAACACATGAGTAATTGGGTAGATGACTTTGGCTTTACGGCGGTAGATGAGGATACTTACCGTCGCAAAGTCATTGAGCAAGAAGAGGTGGCACAAGCTGACAAACCTGTGCTTGCTGCGAAAGAAGACTTGACTTCACTTGAAGCGAAACTAGAGAAGAAGTTAGACAGTCTGAAAAACATGGAGAAAAAGGTTGACAAACTACTAAGTATCATATATGATAATGAAGATATCGTAGAAGAACGCAAGCAACTCGCTGACAGCGTTGCCAATCAAAAAGTGAAGGCAATGTCAGAGATTGTTATGCCTCTTCTCGGTAGTTTGTATAGGACGCAGAACCAAGAATATGTCCACTGGCCTAACCGTGGTCCTATCATCAAACAGCAAATGGAAAAGGTTGAAGCGATCCTAGACGGGTCTTATTTTGAAAAGGAATAGTATGTCTGATTATTTTAAAAGTTTAGCGAAGGCAATGAATGATGAAAACACTCACCTATTATCTGATGGGGGCAATTCTGCTGAGTTTACTGGTTGGATTGATACCGGCAGTTTTATTCTCAATGCTCTTGTATCTGGTAGTCTCTATGGTGGCGTTCCCAATAATAAGGTTGTGGCACTGGCTGGTGAGCAAGCTACTGGCAAGACGTTTTTTGCGTTAGGTATGGTCAAAAACTTTTTAGAAAAAAATCAAGATGCTGGTACTATCTACTACGATACAGAGGCGGCAGTCACTAAAGATATGATGGAGACACGAGGCATTGATACTAATCGTCTTATCGTAGCAGAACCACAAACCATTCAGCAACTTCGTCATCACGGTTTACAGGTTCTTGATCGATATATTGAGGGCAAAGAAAAACCACCCATGATGATGGTGCTTGACTCGCTGGGTCAGTTATCCACCACCAAAGAGATGGAAGATAGCACCGACGGTAAAGAAACTCGTGACATGACCAAAGCACAGGTTATCAAAGCGACCTTCCGTACACTCGGTCTGAAACTTGCTAAAGCACAAGTGCCTATGATTATCACCAATCACACCTATGATGTTGTCGGTGCTTATATGCCCACTAAAGAAATGTCTGGTGGGTCTGGTTTGAAATATACAGCATCCACTATTTTGTTTTTAAGCAAAAAGCGTGACAAAGATGTTGATAAGGACGAAGGAAATCTCATCAAGGTTCAGGCTAAAAAGTCTCGATTTACCAAAGAGAATAAAATTGTAGAGGTACGTCTGTCATACACGCATGGTCTTGACCGCTACTATGGTTTGCTTGACCTTGCTGTTGATCACAATATCATCAAGAAAGTCTCCACACGATTTGAGATGCCTGATGGTTCGAAGCACTTCGGCAAAGCAATCAACAACGACCCTCAAAAGTATTTCACTGATGACATCATGGAGCGTCTAGAGAAAGCAGCAGCAGAAGAATACAAGTATGGTGTGGGTGACGACTATGTAGAAGATGTTATTGAAGAACTAGAGCCGGAGCTGTTGAATGAGTAAGATTGATCTAGAACGGTTCTCAGAATTCAATAATGCGTATGAGTTTGTCGAGGAACTTTACAAAGAAGACTCGACCATTCCTATTCGCTTGACAACTGAGAAGTACTATGGTACTATCATCAGATATGATAAGATCCATATGACAGAAACCTATGATGATGCGGATCAAGCCACACTGAAATTTGAGTTTGTTTTCATTGAAAATCCACTCAACCTTTCTGATGATGACCCTCTGTTCAACAATCATCTGGGTGACTTGCTAGTTAATATTATTATTCATACATTGAACGGGAAAGAAGATGAGAATAGAAACGACGATTCTGAGCAATCTGATTCACAACGAGGATTACAGTCGCAAGGTTCTGCCGTTTCTTAACAAAGAGTTCTTCCACGATGAGGTCGAGAAGACACTATACCTCACCATCGATTCCCATGTAGAAAAATACAACACACTACCAACCAACGAAGTGCTTGGCATCACCCTTAACGAAGACAGTCTCAACGAGCAGATCTTTGAAGGGTGTGTCGAGTATCTTTCCAATCTCGAAAAGAGCGACACTGATGAAGAGTGGTTGCTAGATAAAACAGAAGAGTTCTGCCAAGAGAAGGCTGTGTATAATGCTATTATGGAATCTATCGGTATCATTGATGGTCGTGACAAAGAAAAAACTAAAGGTGCAATACCTGAGATTCTATCGAAGGCGTTATCGGTCAGTTTTGATTCATCAATCGGTCATGACTGGATTGAGGACTTCCAAGCACGGTATGAATTCTATCACAAGGTCGAAGAGCGTATTCCGTTTGATCTGGAATATCTGAATGCCATTACCAAGGGCGGTCTACCATCTAAGACACTGACTTGTATTCTTGCTGGTACTGGTGTTGGTAAGTCGCTTGCTATGTGTCACTTTGCTGCTAACAATCTGATGGACAACAAGAAGGTTCTGTATATCACTATGGAGATGGCAGAAGAGCGTATCTCTGAGCGTATCGATGCTAACCTACTTGATTGTAGCCTAGATGACTTGAAAGACCTGCCATTCAAAATGTATGAGAAGAAGGTCGAGCGTATCCGTAGCAAGACTGAGGGTAAACTTATCGTCAAAGAATACCCTACTGCTTCTGCTGGTGCTGGTCACTTCCGTCACCTGCTGAATGAACTTCGTTTGAAAAGAAACTTTGTACCAGACATCATCTACATCGACTACCTAAACATCTGTGCATCCAGTCGTATGAAGTATGGGTCAAATGTGAATACATATATGATGATTAAATCTATCGCTGAAGAACTGCGGGGTCTTGCTGTTGAGAAGAATGTGCCTATCGTGACTGCTACACAGACTACTCGTGGTGGTTTCACTAACTCTGACCCAGGGCTTGAAGATACTTCTGAGTCGTTTGGTCTGCCTGCTACAACTGACCTGATGTTTGCGTTGGTGTCCAGTGAGGAACTAGAAGCACTTAATCAGATTATGGTGAAGCAGTTGAAGAATCGCTTCAACGATCCGACAAGCAATAAACGGTTTGTCGTTGGGGTTGATAGAGGTAAGATGCGGTTGTATGATGTAGAGCAGTCTGCACAAGATGAACTGGTGAACGATAATCCAGTTATGGACAATGCGGTATTCGGTAGTCGTCGTAATGATGAGGATAGTCAGGGAGAATTTAGTCAGAGAAAATTTGACAAAAGAACATTCAAGGATTTACGATAATGTATGAGTACAAAGCAACAATTTTAAGAGTTGTCGATGGTGACACCGTTGATGTCGATATCGATTTAGGTTTCGGAGTGTGGTTGAGAAAAGAGCGTGTTCGTATCATGGGTATTGATACGCCTGAGTCTCGCACCCGTGATAAAGAAGAAAAACGATTTGGTCTTGCAGCCAAGAATCGTTTGAAAGAACTTTTACCCGTAGCGTCTATTGCCATTCTAAAGACACAGATTGATAGAGATGGTGAAGATGCGAAGGGTAAATTTGGTCGTATTCTCGGTAACTTCTTACCTGGGGATAGTCCTATCACGCCATGCTCTACTATGGTCACCGAAATCTTAATCAGGGAAGGACACGCAGTTGCCTATCACGGACAAAACAAGGACGACGTTGCAAAGGCTCATCTTAAAAATAGAGAGAGACTTATCGCTGAAGGAAAGGTTTAGCATGTATACATTCTTAGAGGAGGATGGACTATATAAGATTCGTGAGGGTGATCAGGTCATCGCCACATTCGATGAGGTGAATAAATCAAAAGAGATTTTTTTCAATCTGAAGCGTGGTGGTGGGTTTGATGGTGAGACACCAAATTATTTTGGAACTGTGCATTTTTCTATTGACAGATAGTTTATATGGTGTATAATAAGATATGAAATTCAATCCAAAAGAACGCACACAGAAGTATCAGTTTGAGATAGAGAATATCGATAAGTATACGGCATATGCATTCGTATCTAGATATCACTATTCTCCAGTCATGCCTGTACAGACTAAACACTATCTCGCTATCAAACTTGATGGTGAGATTAGAGGTGTGCTGACTCTGGGCTGGGGTACTCAGCCACGAAACACTTTCACCAAAATCTTTCCAGGTTTGAAAGAGGAGGTGTCAGTAAAGACTGGTGACAAATATGCTAAACATATGTCTGAATACTACTTTGAAATCGGTAAGATGTGTATGGACCCAGATATGCCATTCAACTCAGAGACACAGATGCTGGCTGAAGTATCACGATGGATAAAGAAGATTTATCCCAGGTGTCTGTTTCTTTATACCATGGCAGATGGTATCATGGGTAAGCATGGCATGGTCTATCAGGCTGCTAACTTTGTATATATCGATAAGTTTCTAACTGATGTTTATATGATGGACAATGGTGAGAAACTACATCCTAGAACATCAAAAGATCTTTGCAAAGAAAATGCTGTGTGGTTGAAAGAAAACGAACCAGAACGATTTGAAAAACTCAAGAACAAAAATCAGGTGTTCTGGTTGACAGATGGTTTCATGAAAGAGAAAGGTATCAAAAGAATTAAGGGTTATATGTTTCGCTATATGCTACCACTTAGCAAGCGTGCTAGGAAGATGTTGACTAATCCAAAAATAATTGATAAAAAGATGATTGACCAAACACCACCTAGCAAGGATGATTTGGTGTGGTGGGATGCAACAGATGCTGGTCAGAAAGTGAAACTAGATGAGATGCCACCATTTTGTCTGGACCTAGATAACATAGTGACGAATCAAAGGAATATTGAAAAATATTCTGTTTCTTCTAATTTAGAAGAATTTATGGCTTGACAAATGATCTATACCATGGTATTATAACTTGAGAATGAGGAGAGGTCCAAATTTGGCGACGACCTCTTCAAGTGTAAACAAAACTCATAAGCCTTTATCATTAACTATATGAAAGGAGGGATGTTCAAATGCCCTTTGATTATCCTAATAACGAAACCGAGTCTGATGACTATCGGTTTCAAGATATCTATAAGTCTATGGATGCAGTTAACCGAGCATCAAGCACCACTGCGGAAATGATGATGCTTGATTTGGTTCCTGCTATCCAAGTTGCAGAGAACATGATGAAAAAGTTGGTAAGGAAAGGTATTCTGCAACGTGAAGAACGTGTAGAGGTTATTGAAGTAACTTTTGCAGAACTTTCCTTTACCAAATTGTATCAACGAGAAGTTCTAGCCTCCACTATCAATCGCATGGGTGAATTTGACTCCAGTCTCGAACAAGTTTTGACTACATGGGTCCGTCCAGGCACAGAGCATGTCCTCGACAAATATATCGTCACTGATGGACAGCATTCAACCATCCGTAAGTGGGCATCCTTGCGTGTCAGCGGTATGGATATGACTGAGTTGATGAAAGAAAAGGTCACTGTGAAGGTGAATTATCATAGTGAAGGTTCTTCACTCGCCCAATGTATCAAACGTGAAACTCAACACTTCAATGCTCTTAACGGTGGTCGTAAGAACATTGGTAACTATGAACGTTATGAAGCTGGTTTGATTTACGGTGATGAAGAGTCTGAAGAGATCCATTCTATGTTTGAGGCAATGGGTGTCAAATATAAGCGCCTTGGAGGTCCAAAAGGTCGTCGCTTGAAGAGTCTAGACAAAGCGAGAGATACTTTTCTCAAGGTTGATGACTCACCTAACAAGACTGCTACCATCAAAGCTGCTAAGTATGTTATTGACTGGTACAACAAGACATCTTCTTCGAAAGAAGAGTTACACCCAGCACTAATTGGTGCTATCTGTTGGATTTATTGTCACATTCTCAAGAAGAATCCTACATCTCCAGTAGAGGAAATCCAAGCGTTTCTAGAAAACCGTTTGCCTACTATCCAACCACGAATTGTCTATGAAAAGGCAGCGGGTAAGCAGATTCAGATTATGGCTCGGCGCATCATGAACACTTTCTGGACTGAGTGTTGGCATGATGAGGAAGGTAACCCAGTTGACTCTAAGGTGTTCGAAACTGTCATGAATGCGGCTGGTTTGCCAAACCAAGATGTTCTCGGTATCAAAGATGTTGGAACATTAGATATCTAAAAAAAGAGGGGGCAACCCCTCTTTTTCTCTTGACATTTGATATCAGATATGAGATCATAAATCATAACCTGATGAGAGAGTGACATGGAAATCAACATCTACAATGCTTCTGCCAAACTTGAGAATTATGTCTTCAATGCCGTTGAGTTTGCGATGGTAAAGTTTTTCAACCTTGATGAATTAGAAGATATCTCAGTGGACATTGATTTCACTGACCTCGATGTTGAAGGTCACTGCATCGATGGTGGTGATGGTGACTTCTCCATTGAGGTGCAAAAAGGCTTGCCCATGCGGGAGAAGATGATTGTCTTGATGCATGAGCTGGTCCATATGAAGCAGCACATTGCTGGTGAGCTTGACTTTGGTGGTTTGATTATCGATAACGATGGTCTGAAGTGTAAGATGACTACTTGGATGGGTGAAGAGTTTGATGAGGACGGTACAGACTATTTTGATCGACCTTGGGAGATTGAAGCGTTTGGTCGGCAGTTAGGTCTGTTTATTCGGTGGGTTGAGGACATTGGTGAAGGTCACCACAAGAAATGGCAAGTTTGATATATAATGTAGGAGATGAAAATGGGAACAACCGACAAAGTTATTCAAGCAATTTCGAAGTCACGCCGGAGTGGTGGGGATGACTTCGATATCGTGGAGCGAGCATCAATCGACTCCATGGTTCCTCGCATTCTAGTCAGGTCGATTTATAATCGGCTCAGGCAAGAGGAACAACAACGAAAAGCATCTTAATCCCCGACCAGATGCTTGGGTGTGCCGACTGAAGAAATTTGGTCGGCACTTTTTTTCGTTTTTTTGTTTATTCAACTATAAGTATGTAGACAAACCCTCAGAAATGTATATAATAAGTATGTAAGTTGATGAGAGAGAGGTTTCAAATGATTGAAGTTGGTATGAAAGTTGTCGGTAATTGGGGTGCGATGCACGCTTATTCCTACGGTGTAGTCACTGATGTCTACCATTATAATGGTGAGGACAAGGTTGTTGTTGACTTTGATG